GGATTTTCTCCCATACTCTATAATTATAAAACACTAATACTAATGGTACTTAGATTTTTATAATCTTTTTATCGATGTATAATTAAAATACAATGGTATAAAAATTAATCTTTTTATATCGGCGTAAAATTTAATAAATAAATTTTAAATTTTAATATAAATAATTTAGTATTTTAAGAATAACATCAACAGAACTAAGCATATACAACACTAGGCCTATCTCTTAGTCTTGTTATTATGAATCTGGTAATTGATTGAATTAATTTTGTGCGCAATTTTAATTTGAAACACATTACTTTGGTTTTAGTAACCGCCTAAGATGACGCAACTTAGTTTCAACTATTAGAAAAGAAGCAATTTTAATAGTGTTCTGTCAATACATAGATAAATATACAAAAGTTGTATTTGATATATTTAGAGTATTGTTTTGCTATTACGTTATTATCAATAAATTAATATTTTTGTGAAACATTTATATAATTATTTTATGGTTCGTGTAAAATATGCGTATTCTTGAATTAGCAGAAGGATGAATTTACTTAATAACGGCAGAAGAATGTTACCGGTAAATTTTGTATCATCTAATATTGGATACTTAACCTCCCAGTTCGGGCGCTTTGCGTTAGTGAGTCGCGTCACTAAGGGGATGAACGCGCATTCTCTGTAAATGTTTACTAAACTATGGATTTTTTAAAACGAACAATTGATCATGATTTTGAAGGAGTAGAAGATATTACTTTAATGGATTTAGCTGAATTTTATATGTACTCTGATACTATGATTTTGAGTAACTTTAATACATTGGTGCAACGTAATTCTTTAAAGAAATATTGTTGTAATATTATTATTAATGTTTGGGATGAATTAAATCAAGTTTTTAGAGCCACTATAACATTTTTATTAAAGAATGGAAAAGATATTGAAATTACTGAACGTTCTAATTCTAAATTTAAAGCAAAAGTAAAAGTTATTAAATCTTTTATTATTTTTATTTCTAGATATATTCGAGATAATTATGTTGTTAAATTCTTTTCCGTTTGTGAAGCTAAAGATTTGTATAATGTACTTATTCAATCAAAACGACGCCAAAATAAGTTAGGATTATCAAATGTTAAACAAATTACTTATAATAAATTAGATAATGGTTATATCGGAAAATTTTCATTTAAATATGGTAAAGAACTTATTGAATTTATTAGTGAGGGTACTACAAAGAATAAAATCATGGATTGTTTAATGTTTGATTTTATGAGTTGGTATAATCATAATATAGCTGGTGTAGTAGAAGCAACTGGTGAAATGGATGAATCTAATGATAATGATGCTTCGGTAATTACTGGAAGTATGCCATTAGATTTAGATGTGTCTAAAGAAACAGTTATTTCTAGTGCAGTTGGAACCGCATCTACTTTAGATTTGGTACCGTTACCTGCAATATTAAGATCAATGAGTGCTGGAAGTATTATCTCTAATTTTGAAGATTTAACTGAACGTTGGTTACAAATTGATAATTTTAGACTAGTTAGAGAAACAGGAGAAACAGTTTATCCATGGAGAACATTAGAATTACCAAAAGATATTTTAAAATATTCAAAGAATCCTAATGTTTTGCCATTTAAACAGTATAAAATTATGACACCAATTGAAATGGAAATTAAAGTAAAAGTAAATTCAAACAAATTTAATCAAGGACGATTATGTATTTCTTATCTTAATGATGGAGCTCAAATGCAAGTTGGAGATTTATCTGAAGGAAATAATTCTTATTTGTCATTTAGATCAATTTATCAAGCTATACAAAGAGATCATGTAATGTTAGATTTAAATGAAAGTAATGAAGCAACATTAAAAATTCCATTTTTATCAACTAAGAATTTTATTCCTATATATGCTTCCACACAAGAATATCCTTTCAGTAGTGCAGTTTTGGATATACATGTACTTTCGCAATTAAGAGTGCCAGATGAAGCTCAATCATTTGTTAATGGTTTAGTATTTGTTAAATTTAATAAAGTTGCATTTACAGCTTTTCAACCTGCTGTTGACAATTACAATAGTTTATTTGCTGATGGTCAAATGGATGATGGAGTTAGTGCTGATGGACAAGTATTGCCCTTAGCTGCAATGGCTGCTGGAGCTTTATTATCGGGAGCATTAAAACCAATTGCTGGTGGATTAGGAAACATGGTATCAGGAATAGTAAGTAATATACCTATAATTGGTGGATTATTTAAATCTTCCCCAGTTTTAGGTACTTTATCGCCAAAAAGGTGTGATGGAGGAGAAAGATCATTTGATAATAGTATGCAGGTACTAAATGCGGATAAACCAGCTAGTCATGAGCAACCTATTGAATTTAGACCAAATGCAGTTGGAGATATGGCTATCGCTATAAAAACACAACCACAATTTTCTATGAGATTGGATTGTTCAGCTTTAACCCCACAATTACCTTTAGTTTATCCAGCCACGCCTATACAATCTATATTTGAGTTAAATCGTATATGGAGTTATGTAACTAAGTTTACTTGGTCTGCTACACAGCAAACTGTTGGAGAAGAAATATTTACAATACCTATTCATCCGTTACATCCTATTTATAGTAGAACAACTTTTGGAACATATGGACAAATGTATGAATATTATTCAGGTTCAATAGAATATCGATTTGAATTTGTAGGAACTCAATTTCATACTGGTGCTGTTTCTATAGGATATGTACCTTTTGAAAATGATTTTACTATGGAAGATTCTAAATCTGCATTTTATAAATTATTTGATTTAAGAGATGAGAAACAAGTAGGTTTTCACGTGCCATATATAGATACTACAGTGTTAAGAACTACAAATGCTGATGAAACTGTTGGACAAGTAAAATTTTTTGTTCAAAATCCTTTGGTACCAATAGGTAGTGTAACACAAGAAGTGCAAGTTTTAGTGTTTGCTCGTTTCGGACCTGATGCTCATTATACATTTATTCGTAATCCAAATTATACATTGGCTGATGGACAGATGGATACTGGGGATAAGGAAACTAATGAAGAAACTACTGATTTTGGTTTGATATCTGGTACTGGAGTAGTAGCTAATATTGCGGAAGATCATGAATTAATTCATGATATTATTAAACGGTATGTAAGTTATAATTCATGGGATATTACAAGTCAAAGAATAACTGACATGGATTTAAATAAAACCTTGTTTAATCAAACTAATTCTAAGTTAATCATGCAGGGTTTTAGATTTGCGCGAGGTAGTTATACTTTAACACTTGTTTTTAAAAAGAAGCCGCAAAATACTGTTAGGTTTGTAAGATCGAGAGATGTAACCATAATACCAATGGATAATGCTAACAATACAACCATTACAGCATTACCACCTCCACAAAGTATTGGATCTATTGCAGGTACTTCAATGGCAGATCAGAATGTGTTAGGACCATTGAATCCACCAATAAGTACATTTAATTTATACCAAGGAGCAACTGGACCTAATATGTTTTGGTATGCTAATTCTTTCCCTGTTTTAAGACCAGATAATCCTCCTTCTGGAGAGATGCAAACTCAAGTTACTAATCAGGATTTTAATCCTATTACAACTGATGGTCAAGAAAACGTTACTAGAATTAATACAAATAATACTAATATTAATACGTGGACAACACAGGCAAGATCAAATTTAAATTATGCTAAAACTACATTAGATGACGTGAAAACTGCTATGGACACTAATACTGGTATAAATACATTTAATAATGCAGTTAATTCTTCAACAAATGCGTTAATAAATAAAGTTAATGATGTAGTAGGAGTTTATAATAACAATGCAACTAATACAAACATCAATAATAGTGCTATTGTTGCTGCAATTGATGAAGGTTCAGGAGGTGTAATAGCTGCAGAATTACCTACTGTGGTTACTATATCATATAAACCTAATGAATTAACTGGACATTTTAAAGGAGGTCCTACACAATTGATTTTAACAAATATTAATCAAACCGTTAAATTAAATATTCCATTTTATAATATATATAATTATCAAGATTTTCATTATAAATTAACTACATATCCAAAAGAAAAACAGGTATTAAGTATTGGACATTTATTAATTACAACTTCAGATCCAGTTGATGTGGATATTTATTGGTCTGCAGGAGATGACTTTTATATGACTAAATACATAGGAGCTCCACTATTAAAGAACAATGTAACTATGGCTGATGGACAAATGGATACACCAAAAGAAGTGTTTAACCATTCTATAATGGATGAATATTTAGTGGATGGCGAAATGGATCAATTGCAAAATGCGGTGATAGATTCAGCAACACCAATTGTGTCAAGTTTTTATCACGTAACTAAAGATAGAGTTTATGACTCCGTTTTTAGTGCTAAGAAAGCTGTAGTAGCTCCAGTATTATATGTTAAGAATACTCTTAACAAGTATGATACTTTAGCTGATTCAGCTCAGGAATTAATGGATACGATAAAATCTACTGCAGATAAAATTTTGGAATATTTAACAGGACAATTTAAATGGTTATCTGAATGGTCAACTTTAGGAAGCTCAATTATACATCTAGTACAAGCTTTAATTAATCCTACTTTATCATCAGTTTGTTTGGCTATTTCTGGAATATTGGTTAATTTAGGTTTAGCTAGTTTTGAATTAGCAACAAAAATGGTATCAGTTATAGTTGACTCTTTATCTAAAACTGCTGCGCCGGCGGAACAACATACAGGCGCGCAAGAGGCAGAAGGACAATGTGATCATGATTGTATGCCTTGCGACAAATTCACTTATTGTAGTGCAAATTGCAAAAAGTGTAGTGACGAGCGAGGTATATTCGATAAAGACACATGTGCAACTCTTGCTGGATTGATATTGTCATCAATCAGTGCAGCTTTAGGATTTAAAGCGAAAGTTAAAACTGATGGAGTATTTTCAGGACTTTTTAAAATTTCATCTTCTTTTTGGTCATCATTAAATGGATCAGTAACATTTCTTAAAAATTTGTTTACTGTGTTTGATAGAATCTGGAAACGAGTATTAAAAACAGATTCAAACAGTGCTGTGGCATTGGCACTTACTAGTAACCGTGCTGACATTATAGCGTTTGTTAAAGAATCGCAAGCTATGCTTAGCTTAATGAATGAATCTGCTATTAATACAAATCCTGATCAAAAACGTCGTTTTTGGTTATGTGTTTCCAAAGCTTATACTTTACAAACACATCTTCTAACTTCAAATGCACCTGAAAAAAGAACATTATTATTACAGTGTGAGAAAGTTATTAAAAGAGCAAACGAAATTGGGAATAAAGCAATGAATTGCCCAGTTAGGTATGAACCATTTGTACTTGGCTTAAAAGGACAATCTAAATTAGGTAAGTCATTTTTATTAAATGCTTTATTACCAGATGTACTTAAGGAAGTTTATGATTACCAAAGTTATACCCCTCCTATTTATGTAAGATCACCAGGAACTGAATACTGGAATGGTTATACTGACCAACCAGCTATAGTTTACGATGATTTTCTAGCAACTACGGAACCAACAATGGCAGGACGACAAATAACTGAATTATTTGGTTTGAAATCTAGTGCAATTTTTAATTGTAATATGGCAAATTTAGAGGATAAAGAGAAAAATGCTAATCCGTTTATTGTTGCTTTAGCTATGAATAAAGCAGTGATACCTAATGCTATTACAGAACCGCAAGCATTCTTGCGTCGTAAGGATTCATTTTGGATTGTAAAACCACATAATAAACTTGGAGATGTACCAGAAAATTGGAAACTAGGAAATTATACAGAAGAACAATTAAAAAATTTTGAACATCTAAAATTTTGTAAAGTTAAGGAAGTTACTGATGAACATACAGTACAACCAGGTATACCATATGCAGAATTCAAGAAAGCAATTATTGCAGAAGCTAAACAATATCATGAGCGTGAAAAGAAGAATGTGCAATTTAGATTTGAGAAATTAATGGTTACACTACCAGAAGTAGCTCAAGAAATGTCAATTAATACTGACCCTTTTGCTATATTTTACGCTTCATGCTTACAATCTGCTGATAATTCACCAGTTCAAAATGGATTATTACCTAGTGAACTTATAGCTTTAAGAACATCTATGACTAATAATGCTATAGCTACAGTTACACAACATCAACAAGCTAATGCTAGAGGACAAGCATCAACATCAACTGACATAATTGCTGATGGTCAAATAGATATGATATCACCTCTATATACATTCTTTGATCGTATGAAGAGATTACCTCGTGATTTTGTTACTAGATTATGGTGTTTTGTAAATGGTAGACCAGCCCCAGATTTAAGAGGTGCAATCTATGGACAATGTAGTGCTTGTTTAGAGGAAAATGTTGAGTTAGCTGCTAGATGTACTAGTAATGTTGTTCACGGTTATTGTAGTACATGTGTATTAGGAGTAAGAACAGCTAGACCACAAGTGTTAGAAAAGTGTGCCATGTGTCGAGGAGTAATGCATATTGAGTTAGATAGCACTATGAAATTAATTACTGATCTAATGAAGAAATTGGCTAGTTCGTCTTGGGCTTATGCAAGGAAAATATTTAAGAAACCATCTACTTGGCTTTTATTAGGATCTTTTGGGTTCTTTGTCTTAGATATGTGGTTTCTAACAACATTAACCTATGTAGAAGCACAAAATGAAGCTTTAGAACAGAAATTTTATCATAACGTATTTAAACAAGACTACTATGGAGGAATTGAAACAAAGTTTGGTTTTACAACTTTTAATCCACATAAGAACGCACCACCAGGAGATTGTGGATCATATATTTTACCATTTGAGGTTGCTGATAAAGAGACAGGTTTAAGAATGTGGTCGTATTTACAAACAGGTATTAATGATGATGCAGTTAAATTTGGTATTGGAGATCCTTATTCGATTAATATTCAAGCAACTGGAGAAGTAGATGATAATGAACAGGAAGAAGTAAATGGAGTAACTATTACTTGGTATGCACCACCACCAAATAAGGAACGACCATCAGGAAGATGTAAACATGGTGACTTATTAAATTTACCAGTTGGTGGTATTACATATGAGTATAATGGAACTGATGGTAGTGGTTATTGGGAAGATGATGATGATAATCGTTGGTATGATGGAACATGTGGTAAAGATTGTTTATTTACTATAGCTAAAAGAAAAGAATTTATAAAAGCTAATGTTTCGGCAAGAGCTACAACGTATAAATTAATTTTATCAAAATTAGCGAATGGTATTCGAGAATCTGAACATATGATTCCAAGAGTTTTATTAAATCATGATTATATGGAAGAAAATAGAGTTGCTTTACAAACTATTATTAGCCGGATAGAACAACATCAATCATTAAGCTTAATAGATCGTTTGACAGGAGTCTTTTGTAAAATTGCGAAAGGAGTTGCTATTGCCATGGCTTGTGGTGGAGCAATTGTTGCATGTGTATGCGGAGCGCAACAATTAATGAAATTTATGAATTGGTCAAAAGAAGAAGATAATAATGTGGATGGACAATTAACATCATCAGGAGATTTTAAAACAATGAAATTAAAGCGTAATACAAAACCAGCAAAAGCTATGTTTGCTAGAGGACAAGCGGGAAATCTCGAACATTTAGAAGATGCAATAACAAAAATATCAACTAACACTATAATTATATCCTTAGATATGATTGATAGAAAGGGAGAACGGAAGTTTACTTTATTTAGAGCGTTAGGATTATATGGTCGAACATGTATTATAACTAAACACGAAATGATGTATCTTTTGAATAATCAAGATAGGTGCAGTAAAGATAATATACAATGCATAATTAAAGTTAAACCGTTTTCACGACGAGGAAATAATGATAGTAAAGAAATGGAACGAGAAATTACAATAGATCATAGATCAGTTAAACATCCAGAAGGTGATATAGTATTTTGGGAGTTACCAGTTAAATTTCCACAATTTAAAGATATTGTTAATTTAGTGTCATCTAGGGCTCAGCATTCAACACAAGTGAGCTCATTAACTATGATAGCATGTGATACTAGAGCAAATGTAATTCATCGAGTATCAACCAAATTATATCCAAATGTTGCAGTTGTGAAAACGATCGCTACTCAAGATTATGATATGGTAACTTCACATGAATGCTATCAAACAAATTACAGTAAGAAAGGACACTGTGGAAGTATTGGTGTTGTTGAATCTAACAATCCAATTTTATGTTATCATTTTTCAGGTAAGGAAACAGAAGGAATAGGGTTTTCTTTACCATTAGTTAGAGAAGATATAATTGAATTCAGAAATGATAAAGTTCCATACAGTTATTTAATACCAGAATTAGCTATAGGTCAAGCAGCTGTTCCGTTAGATGGAGACTATTGGTCGGTAGGTTTGGTGCCAAAGAAATTAACGCCATACTTATCAGATAAGACAAAAATTATACCAAGTTGTATCCAAGGGAAAATAAGGGACACTGAAGTGCTTACACAACCGGGAATTTTAAGTGCGAAAGATCCTCGTTATAAATTTGAAGGATCACCACTTAAGTGGGGGTGTGATAAACATTTACGACCACCAATTGACTTACCACAAAATTTAGTAGATCTAGCAGGAGTAGATATAAGAAATATGTTAATCGAAAATTGCGAACCGTTAAGATTAGGGGTTGGGAAATTAGATATAGTAGAAGCAGTAACTGGAATGAATTTAGATTATTATGATCCAATCAAGTTAGATACATCGTCTGGATATCCATATAATTTATCTAGACTTGGATCAAAGAAAAGTAATTTAATAACTATAAACAGAGATGCTTCAAATGAAATTTTAGACATTAAGATAAATGCAGATTTAATTTCAGATATAGAAGAAAATAATGCCTTACGTGAAAACGGAGTTCGTCCTTTTACTGTATTTCAAGATACATTAAAAGATGAAAGGCGTAAACAGCGAAAACTTGAAATGAAAGATGGAACTCGTGTCTTTTCACAATCACCCGTGGATTTTACAATTTCAACTCGACAATATTATTTGGATTTTGCCGCAGCTTATATGAAACACCGTTATCATTTAGAACATGCTGTTGGAATTAATGTTAATTCAAATGAATGGACATTGGTTGCACAGAAATTGTTAAATAAAGGTAATAATATAATTTCAGGCGATTTTTCAGATTTTGGACCACGAATTTGGCATCAATTAGTAATTAAAGCTTGTGAAATAATGGATAATTGGTATTCACATTTTAATGAGAATACACCAAAAACTGATTCATTAGCACGAAAAGTAATAGGAGAGGAAATTGCCACTACTTATCATATATGTAATAATCATATATATATGGTTTATTGTGGTATTCCATCAGGACATGCTTTGACAACAATTTTAAATAGTTTAGCTCATAAGTTATTAATAAGAATTTGCTGGCTTTTAGTTACTAAGAAAACATTGGATGATATGAAGAAACATATTTCATTAATAGTATATGGAGATGATCATTTGATATCTGTTAGTGATGAATACAAAGAGATATTTAATTGTGAAACAATATCCAAATTATTAATGCAATATGATTTTAAATATACTGATGCAAAGAAAACGGGTAATATTAAGTATACAAAATTACGAGATGCAGAATTCCTAAAATGTGGATTTAAACCTCATCCATCACTTAATCATAAGTTTTTGGCTCCACTGGATAAAATTTCTGTTGAAGAGTGTGCTCAATGGATTTTCTCGACTGCCGATATTAAATTAGCAACTAAAGAAAATGCAGAACAATCTATTAGGCTTGCTTTTGGACATGGTCCAAAATATTTCAATGAATGGAGAGATAAGGTTAATGAAGCTTTAAGAAATGAAGGGATAAGTACTATAAGTTTAGAATGGGAAGATTTAAACGCAAATTTCTTTCCAGATGAATTAGAATATACTGAAGAGGGTTATATAAGAATATCCCATGCTGGTTACTTTGATGTTGAAGATGAGATTTGTCAAATTAATCATATAATAAATCCATTTAAACATAAGAAGGAATTACGCGAGGGAAATTATTATGAAGTAAACCCTGAATTAGTTGAGTATATTAATGAAATATAATTTATAAGTAAATTTCTTGTAGTTTTAAGAATATGATAATTTTAATTAATAAAGCATGTAAGTCGCGCGGACAATAAGACGCGAACCTTTATGAAGGTGATTGATTACAACCGAATTCATAATGTTAGTTAATTAAAATTATATTAAAATTAAGTGATCTTTATTAAGCATGATTAGTCGCGCGGACAATAAGACGCGAGCCTTCATGAGGGTGCTTGTTTTACAACTGAATTCATGATGTTGATAAAGATCAAAGGGAATAGATACGTAGTTATATTATTTATGAGCCTTTGTGAAGGTAACTTTATGTTCGCATTCACACTATTTCCTTTAATATTTCCTTAAGAAATATTAAAAACAAATTGGAAACAAATTACAGACCTCACGTTCTACATGTGTGATCTCTGAACCTTGTTTTACTGCAGCTGACGGTCAATTGCACCCCCAAACCTGGGATTAAAGTGTGTTTACCCTGAATCGGTATTACGTAGAGGAGATAGTAAAGTTTGAATTAACAAACATCCATTGACGTGATTAGAATAAGTTGGTAGTTAAAATAGATAAATAGGTTAAGTTTCTTAAAAATATTATAAGTGAGTACATTTTATGTGCCGGTCATTTATAAATATATTTTTATTTACAATAATATTAAAACAATTATTTTAAATAATATAATTAAATATAATATATATAAATAT